CTTTTATTTGATTGATTGTCAATTTATTAAATAACTCTTAAGGAGCGACTAGATAGTAACGGACCTTGTCCGACCCGCCTGACACGGTAAAATCGGCGTTAGTGCTGAGCGCATAATCCCTCTGAAGAAGGTCATACCAACGCACGTCGGGATATCTCAGCGGGTCTTTCTGGTCCTCGTATGCCTTTATGACCTCGTCAGAGAACTGTGAGCCGAACGACTGGATGTTCCGGTAGGCTATGTTCGCCATCCTCGTGACGGTGCCCGCATCCACGTGCTCGGGTGTCCACAGAGGGGTGTTCAGTCCTTGCTCGATATTGACGAAGAACTTCGGAGCTCCCTTGGAGCCGGTCTTAGTCGTGACAAGGATGACCCCGTTCGCCCCCTTCGCCCCGTAAACCGCGGTGGCCGAGGCATCTTTCAGGATCGATATGCTGGCAATATCCGCCGGAGACAGGAGGTTCATGCTCCGCTCGACACCGTCGACCATGACAAGCGGGTTGCTCCCGTTCCAGCTGGACAGGCCGCGCAGGAGAAGCGTTGCGTCACTCTGGCCCGGAGCACCGTTGGTCGAGTATATCAGCAGGCCGGGAACTTTGCCAGCCAAAGCGGAACGCAAATCAGTGGTCCCCGTGTTGACGAGGTCTTCCGACTTGACCTGGGAGATGGCTCCGACAACGCTCTCCTTGCGCTGCACGCCGTAGCCGACCACGACCGCACCCTCAAGAGCCACAGACTCCTCGGGCAGGGTTATCAGCCAGTCGAGCGTCTGGTCAGCTCGCTTCTCCACAAGCTTATAACCTATGCAGGAAAACTGGACAGTCGAATTGGAAGGGACGCTGAATGCAAACTCGCCCTTCCCGTCAGTCATAGTACCGCCAAGCTCCGGCCTGCCCTTGACAAGGATAGCGACACCGGCGACCGGCTTGGAACTCTCATCGATGACAGCTCCTTTGATCTTCACAGTTCTGGCTGCAGTCTGATTCTGCGCCGAAGCCCAAAATCCTGTCCCAACTCCCGGCAAGGAATTGAAAGACAGACCCATAAGGATCACGGAAACAGCCCGAAGGATAGACATCAGGCTGTGTCGCATTGATTGTCCGTTATTATTTATCATTTGTGATTAAGAATTTAGCGAAATCCAAACTTACATATTCACGCTCTTGCGCTCCATAATGAAGACAGGGCTGTCCCACATCGGGAAACCGGTCAACCGCAGGTCACCGCCGCTCTTTCCCCCCCTGAGAATCAGCGACTTCATCTCGTGCACCTTGCCAGTGATCGGCTCTACATAGACAGGATCATTGAGTCCGAGGCCCTTGATGACCATATTCACTTCGTCTTTCTCTAGGACATCGGAAGGCATCTGGTCACTGTACCAAAGCATAGCTCCGACAGCCTCACCCACCTCATTCTTGATTCCGACAGCGGAAATCTCTCTCTGGCAATTGTGGCTTATTCCGAGGTCGAAAGGATGAACCTTCGTAGTCAACAGGCTCGCCATATGCTGGACGGCATAATAGGAAGGACGGAGATAGACCACGTCCTTCAGCAGATTCATCCTGATGAGTCCGAACGACTGAAGCATATTGTCGTACTTCAAATCCACCATTGTGAATATGTTGGACATAATCTCAAGACGGAAGTCGTTGGCCATGCGCCTCAGATCCCACTTGGCCTGCTTGTACTCGCTCCACTCGTAGTGGTTCATAGCGTGGCCGAACTCAAGGATGGAAGGACAGCCTGCCTCGCCCTGAAAGAGCTTTATCTTCGGGGAATATGACTTCATAAGGCTGTCAAGAGCCATAATGTCAGTGGTTGCGAAATCAGGATTAGGGTAATATGGATGGAAAGAGACCCTATCAATCAAATCCACCTTCTTTCTAGCATTGAGAATCTCCATCACCTCGCGCGGCCAGGCCGTAGGGACTCCCGACAGACCGAAGCCTATGATCACAGCATTGCGGTCAACCTTTCTTATCTCCTCGGCGGTGGCGATCAGCATCTCTGCGTAGACCTCAGGATTGTTCTTGCTTCTGAGGTTCGGCTCGTTCCAGACCTCCCACATTGCGACACGGCCGCCGTAGTGCTTCACAGTCTCGCGGACATATTTACGCCAAGCCTTCAACACTTCGTCTGTCGTGAACAATCCTGACCCGAGGTTACGGTCAGCCCCGTAAAGAGGATTGCCGTAGCAAAGGCACATCCACGGACGCACGCCCTGAGAGTTAAGTCCGTCTACAATCTCGTCAAGCCAGGCAAAATCGTACTTTCCTTTCTCGGTCTCGCACTTCGCCCAGCCGCTTTGGATTCTGGCGTAGCCCACACCCAAAGGACCCACATACTTCTTGTACTGCTTGAAATCGGCATAATCCCTGTCAAGGGTCTCACATCCGATCGACCATCTGGAATCCCCGGAACCATCCGCCGGCTTGGTGACCAGCTTTCCAGCCTCCGGCAATCTTGTGGAGTACGTGCTAAAATTCATCCAAGTCACAGAATAGGGCTTCTTCTGCGCCGAAACGGATGTCAGCGCTGCAAGAAACAGCATAGTGGCAACAAACAACTTCTTCATAATTCCTATTGATTGACACGAATTAATAATCAGTATTTAAGGGCGACAAAACGAAATGTGTCAGGTGATCATAGTCTGAATGAGGTGGCAATGTCTTGAAATTGGTTGAGTTAGATGGGATTTCATGCTTGTGAAATGAGAAAACGAAATGTGACATTCGCTTTACAAAAGTGCGACATTTTGGGCTGCGTTTGAACGTTATTTAAGTCGCTTCTGAGACATTTCCGAACAATACTTTTACATTAGCCCTTAAAATGGGTACCAAGGCCGTCAGAGAGCGATATTTCGCCTTCTGGCGGCCTGTTCGTTTGGCCTTTATGTGGCCCTTTAAAATACGTTAGAACGGCTGATAGCCACCGCATGCTCGAACGGTCTTTAAGGGGTCGGAATCTGGTTAGGGGGACATTTAGGGAGACGTTTAGGGAGACAAATTTAGGCAATATCAAAAACGAAATGTACCTGTTAGGGGGACATTTAGGGGGACAAACATTAGCCTTAAAACGTGGCTTAAGGGGCGGAAAGTGGCTTAAAATTGGCCGAAAATGGCTGGAAATCAGGGGATAAACGGTAGATAAAGCCAATATAATTAAGCGCTAAGCCTTTATAATATAGGTATTTAGACGTAAATTTAGCGTTGAAAATGTGTGTGGGAGGATCTTTGATATGACTTTGAGAGGATGGTCAATCGTCGTGACTTTCGTTATGGGGCTGTTCGTCGGTCTCCTCGCTGGCTATTTCATTTGGACTGGAAAAACTGACCGAAGTGAGGTCGAAACTCGCACGGAGATAAGGATTGAGCGCAAAACGGACACCATACGAGTTGACGTGCCGAGAATTCATAAGGTGAGAGTTGTTGATACAATGCTAGTGGCGGTTACAGACACGATTATAAAGCATGACACGACATTCGTCCAGCTGCCAAGGGAGGAAAAGGTCTATGGCGACTCATCATACATGGCTGTTGTGTCTGGATACCTTCCGTCGCTTGACCAGATTGAGGTATATAATAAGACTCAGACGATAACGAAAAACATTTTCGTGCCGGAACGAAAAAGATGGGCGTTCGGACTTGGGCCGACTGTTGGGCTCGGATGGGTGAGCTCATTTGGAGGAGATGCCGGCACAGGCATATTTGCAGGAATAGGTTTTTCCTTTTCATACAATTTTTGAACCTTCTGACAACAAGGTTGATAATAGTTAGTGTGTTGCGCCGAACGCCGTGAGGTCTTCGGCGATTTTTAAAAGAGCATTTTGATTCCTCCATCCTTATGCCTGTTGCCAAGGATGAGACCGCCAGGAACGGCATCCACAATCATATTGTTATCCAATAGGATTTGTATAAATCTTTTATCAATGGGAGTAGAAGTGACCAAATCTGAGAAAATTGAACACATGCGTCTGTTTGACTATCTTGTTGAACAGGGGTATATCTATAATTGCATTAATGGCGGGATCTATTATTCGCCTCCTCCTAAAAAATGTCCTTTAGTTATCAATAACAAATGCGTGTGTGAGATGACTCTCGATGAGTTCAAGGCATGGGAGGCCAAGCAATTATAAAACAAATCATTCTAAGGTGATGGCTCCGAGTACGAGGGCGATGGCGCTTATCTCTGATTTTGGCACGTTGAAAGGCTGGTAGGCCTTATTATCTGACACTAGAGTGATGCTTGAGTCGTCATCAGACGGCATCACACGCTTAATGAGTATTCCCTGGCTTTCAGTGTAAATCACGTAGATTCTGTTCCACTGGAAAAAGGTCATCTCCTTGATCTTCTTGCAGGCAACGATGTCCCCTCCATTGAACTTTGGGGACATAGAGTCTCCTTTGACACGGATCAGAAAGTCAGCATCCCTGAACTCGTTGACTGTATAATAATCCTCTATCGGAAGGTCTCCATAGGTGACAGTTCCATAACCGGCAAAGGCATCTGAAGGAATTAGAGGTGTCGCTTTGGCTCCATTTTTAGTCTGTGCAGTGCTTGTATTCAATTGTACTAACATGTTGTCCTCGCCTGTCAAAATCCACTCTTTAGAATATTGCGGAAACCTTTTTAACAAATAGTCTACCCATTGGTTAAGCACATCTATGTCTCCTATGTTTTTCTGTGCATTTTCGTATATTGAAGGCAATATGAAGCCAATTCCTCCTGTTCCTTTTGCGAACTCTTTCCAGGTCATGCCTTCTCTCTCAAGAATTTGATTAATTCTTTCATAGGGGCCATTAAGCATACGTCCTTTTCCTGTGAGCAACCATCCAGTGTTAAGGCTTGGAAATTTAAGAGATATTTTCTCAACTTTATCAGGTTGTATAGATACGCTAATATTACTAACATATCGCTTCGATAGACCGCATATTTCCTCAAAATGATTTTTGCTAAGGCCAGTATGCTCTATGAACTTTATAAGTCGACTTTTAACAGTGCTCTCCATAAGATTTAATCAATAGAAAAATTCTTAAATTATTTTGCATTAAGAAAATTTCTCTTATATTTGCATTTGTAACATGTTACATCGCAAAGATGACGAAAAATAATGAGAACTAAAAGAAACAAAACATGAGAACCTACATTAAAGTGTCGTCCTCCCTCAGGCGGGACATTCTTGACAGATTCGGCATCGACAGAATCTCCCTCTGGAGATCTCTCTCCGGGCTCAAAAATTCCGGCACTGCCAAGTGCGTGAGGGACTATGCGCTGTCCCACGGCGGAAGATGGGTGACCGAGGTCAGCTTCATCCCCGACTGCGAGACGAGGCATTTCGAAGGGGGCTTCGTCCAGGAGTTCAAGAACGGCATTGCCGTGAGGTCCCTCGGCAACAAGGCCTGCATCCTCAGGGACGGGCGGAGCGTGGCCGAGTTCACGGACGTGACGCTGAACGCATGGGGCAACGTGCTCGTCGTGGCTCAGTCGCTCGCCAGCGGCATGACCGAATCCCAGGCATTGCAGAAGATTACCGAGGCGTAAGATGGAGCTTTTCGGTGGCAGGATAGCGGTTACGGTCGCGGAGCTCACCTCCGGCGAAGACGGGGAGCGCATCATGACCTATGCGAACTACAAGAAGCTCGCAATTAGGGGTTGCCTCACTGTCCTCCGTCCGGGGAAGGGCCTCGACCACCCCGCCCTCGTCGCCTACGACTCGCTCCCGGAGCGATTCAAGTCAAAGTTCATGGCCAGGTACGGCGACCCCGCAAAGATGATGAATCAGGAAAAGGAAGCCCTCGGCACGGACGAGGCCGCGAGAGAGTACTACTCCGCATACCGCCTGCCGGACGGCAGCGGCCTCAAGGAGGCGAAGATCGAGGAATACGCGCTCAACGCATCGGTGCTGGGCAGGCTGATCGAGGCCCGCAACACGCAGATGGCGATGCGCCACCTGTGCGGCAACGGCACCCCCGTCCGCTGGGCCGGGATCCTGGCTGAGAGCGAGAGGCTGAGGAATGAATACGGCCACACCCTGCCGAGGAACGAGGCACGGCTGAGGGAGAAGATGCGCCAATTCAAGTCCGAGGGCTACGGCTGCCTCGTCAGCGGCAAGCTGTCGAACGGCAACGCAGTGAAGATCGGCGAGGCTGAGGGCAGGCAGATCATAGCGCTCAAGAGGAGCCGAGTTCCCGTCTACACGACAGCCCAGATCTTCGACGCGTACAATAGCATCGCAGCGTCCAAAGGCTGGAAGCCTCTGAAATCCATGACCGCTCTTACCCAGTTCCTCTCGCGCCCTGAGGTGGAGGCGAGGTGGAAGGACGCGGAGCTTGGCGACAAGGCCGCAAAGATGATCTATTCCAGGCAGCACGCCACCCTGCTTCCGACCGTCCGCGACGCGCTCTGGTACGGCGACGGCACCAAGCTCAACCTCTATTACAAGACCTTCAGGGACGGCAAGTATGTCCCGGCAACTCTACAGGCGTACGAGGTAATAGATGCTGCTTCTGAGGTTCTCCTAGGCTACAACATCTCTACGGCTGAGAACTTTGAGAGCATGTATGAGGCAGTAAGGAACGCATTAGAGTTCTCTGGGCACAAGCCTGTCGAGCTGGTCTACGACAACCAGGGCGGCACCAAGAGGGCTGACGCGAGGGAATGGCTCTCCAAGGCTGCCGAGCTCAGCCGCCCTACCGCTCCGCATAACGCACCGTCAAAGACCATCGAGAGCATCTTCGGGCGCTTCCAGGCGCAGGTGCTACATAAATACTGGTACTTCACCGGCGGAAACGTGACTGACAAGTCCGACCGCTCGAAGCCGAACCTCGATTTTCTCGAGGTGAACGTGGACAAGCTCCCGACCTATCAGGAGCTCATGGGTCTCTACCCGAGGCTGCGAGACGAGTGGAACAGGATGGAGCACCCGAAACACGCCGGCAAGAGCAGGCTGGAGGTCTACCTGCAGAGCGTCAACCCTCGCAGCGTTGCGCTTACGGACGCAATGAAGAGGAACCTCTTCTGGGTCACCACCCCTAAGCCATCGACGTTCACGAACTACGGCATCACCATCACCGTGGCAGGAGTCAGGCACCAGTACGAGGTGCTGCGCGAGGACGGGATGCCCGACCTGGAGTGGCGGTCGCGCAACACGGGCAGGCAGTTCTACGTGCAGTACGACCCGAGGGACATGTCCGAGGTGCGCCTGCTCACGAAGGACCCGAACTACGGCTGCCAGTTCGTCACCCTCGCTAAGACTTACATAGAGATACACAGGGCCCTTCAGGACCAGACGGAGGAGGAGCGCAGGTTCATTCGCAGGGAGCAGGAGGAGGTCAAGGAGGACAGGGTGAGACGTTACCTCGAGAACAAGGCCCTGGAGATGGAGCACGGGGTGGCCCCGGAGCAGAACGGGCTCGCCAGCCCCGGCCTCAAGGGAATCTCCCAGAAGGAGTTCGAGAGGCTCGCCGACAAGGCGAGGCGGATCCCGCGAGACCCCGAGCCGTCCGAGATCTATCCGTCGACGACGGGGCAGGCGGGAAAGGCGCTGAGCAACATGACATACGACGAGCTGGCAGCGATAGACAGGATTTAACACATAAAACACATAAACACATCAAGCTATGCTTACAGAAGAAACAAAGAAATCCATCGCATCCGGCCTTAAGGCCTTCGTGTCGAGGTACAGGAGCCAGTCCAGGGCGGCGGCGGCCCTCAAGGGGGTGTCTGCGGCGACCCTGTCCTGCCTGCTCAACGGCAAGTGGGACCTCATCAGCGACGACATGTGGCTGAGGGTGCGTTCCCAGGCGGGCAAGGACTCCGGCTGGACGATCTGCCGCACGAACGCCTTCAGCGACATGATGACGTACCTCTCAGACTCGCAGGATGAGTCGTCGGTGACGTGGGTCGTTGCGCCGGCCGGCTCTGGGAAGAGCACCGCCGCCCAGGCCTATGCGGCCGGGCACGCCAACGTCTACACGCTGCTCTGCAGCGAGGACATGCACAGGGCGGACTTCATCCACGAGCTGGCCTCGGCGACCGGGGTGAGGACGACTGGGATGACGGTCCGCGAATGCCTTCACGCGATCATCCGTCACCTGGTGACGCTGGACGCCCCCCTGCTCGTCTTCGACGAGGGGGACAAGCTCAACGACAGCGTGCTGTATTACTTCATATCCCTCTACAACGCCCTCGAGGGCTACTGCGGCATGGTCTTCCTCTCGACGTCGTACATGGAGCAGAGGGTGCGCCGTGGCGTGGCCGCCGGGAAGAAGGGCTACGACGAGCTGGATTCGAGGATCTCGAGGAGGTTCGTGCCGCTGAGCCCCGTCAGCGCTGAGGAGGTGAGGGCGATCTGCGAGGCCAACGGGCTGACGGACAAGAACGCCGTGGCCAGCGTCGTCAGCGACGTCTCCAGGCACGGCTTCGACCTCAGGAGGGTGAGGAAGGCGGTGCACAAGGAGCTCCGCAAGGCTGAGATCCGTTCGAACGCCGCTCAAACGGCATCCAAACGCAGTTAGAGTATGGCAAGGGCGATGTCGGCGAAGCAGATCATCTCGCTCAGGCGGGAGACGATAGACCTGGGAGGCGTCTGGAAGGACTGCGTCGGGGCCATGGACAGGCGCTGCGTGGTGTTCGTCTGGGGCAACTCGGGAAACGGCAAGACCTCGGCGGTGATGAGCCTTTGCAGGGAGCTGTGCGCCAAGGGGCTGAGGGGAATCTACCTCTCCCTGGAGGAGGGCTTCTCGGTCTCGATGCAGGACACCCTGAGGCGCTTCGGCATGGAGGAGTGCGGGAGCCTCTTCAAGGTGGCGGAGTCCTGCTCGATGACGGAGCTCACGGACAGGCTCGCCAGGCGAAGGTCGGAAGACTTCTTCGTGATCGACTCGATCCAGTACCTGAGGCTCACTTACAGGCAGTACGTGTTCATCAAGAACAACTGGCCGAACAAGCTCTTCATCCTGGTGTCGCACGCCGACGGCAGGCAGCCGGAGGGCAGGTCAGCCAGGAGCATCATGTACGACTCCGCTCTCAAGATCTGGGTGGAGGGCTACGCGGCCTTCAGCAAGGGGCGCTTCATCGGATCCACCGGCAGGGCCGTGATCTGGGAGAAGGGCGCAAGGGACTACTGGGGAGAGGACATGGGCAGGCCGCAAGACGACGAGAACGACAACCAATAGAAAAAAGCTAGGAACATGAAAAGAAGAAATTACGGGTGGTTCTACTCACTGATCAGGCTGATGCCGGAGGCCGACAAGGACAGCCTCGTGCTCCAGTTCACTGACGGCCGGACCACTCACCTTCATGAGATGAAGGACTGCGAGTACAGGGAGCTGTGCGAGGCCCTCGGGCAGGAGGCCGACGACAGGGAGCGCAGGGAGCTGAGGAAGGCCAGGAGCAGCGCCCTGCTGCGCATAGGCCGGCTGGGGATCAGCACAATAGACAACTGGGACGGGATCAATGCCTTCTGCCTGTCCCCTAAGATAGCCGGCAAGGAGTTCGGAAAGCTTAACGTGAAGGAGCTCCGGGAGCTCACCGCGAAGCTTGAGGCGATCATCCGCAAGGGCGGGCTGAAGAAGGCCGATGGCGGGCGGGAGAAGGCCGTCGACGCCATGGTGAGCGCGGCGATGTCCTATGCCAGGATGTGCCCGGCGAAGAGCGGGAGGCCGTCATGAACAGGAGACTGAGGAGATTCCTGCGGCGCCTGCCGCTCGTGGGGCTCTGGGTCGATGCCCTGGAGGACAGGGCGCTGGAGAGGAGGATGAAAGAGCAGGGGCATCACGCCATATTAATGAGGATTGACGACGAAAAACATAGAACCCAAAACAATTAAACATAATGACAATGGACATAAGTAAATTAAGCGAGAAAGAGATCGCCGAGCTGCAGGCGCAGCTTGACGCGAGGCGCGACTCCGAGCGCAGGAGGCGCAAGGAGGACATCGAGACCTATAGGTCTATGATAGAGCAGTTCTGCTCGACGGCTTTCAGCCGGTTATCCGGCCTGAGCGCTGACATGAAGGCGGCGAAGGACCGAACCTTCGCGGATGCCGAGACCCTGATTAAAATGAAGGAAGCCCTGTACGACGTCAAGGTGGACAGGCACTCCAACACCTTCACCTCGAAGGATGGCGTGTCCATCACGGTCGGCAGCCGCACCAACGAGGGCTGGGACGACACGGTGGATGCCGGGATCGAGAAGGTCAAGGAGTTCCTGGGGAGCCTGGCGAAGGACGAAGACAGCGCGAAGCTCTATGACATAGTCATGAGGCTCCTATCCAAAGACCGCAAGGGCAACCTCAAGGCGCAGGCGATGCTCCAGCTGGAGCAGTACGCCGCGAAGTTCAATGACCCGGTCTTCAGCGAGGGCGTGAAGATCATAAGGGACAGCTACCGTCCAGTGGAGACGTGCCAGTTCATCTCGGTGAAGTACAAGGACTCCAAGGGCAGGCAGCAATCGTTGCCCCTATCCCTTGCGGCAATGAGCAATGACAGCCCGGAGGAGGGGGCGGATGATGAAAAGAAGTAGCATGCTGAACGACAGCTGGAGGGCCCAGTACGAGGCGGATCTTCAGGCTGCGGCGAAGCGCCTCCTGGACCTGCATCGCCAGAACGAGTTCCTGCCTCCGGAGACGAGGGTGATGACGGCCACGTCCGTCGTGGCCGACGGTGACGGGCGCTACGTCGCCCTTGACGGCAGCGCGCAGACGATGCAGCCTCTCTTCGAGGAGCTGCTGCGCAGGAGGCCGGAGCTGAGGGCCCCGATGCAGGACGCCCTGGACGGAATGTTCAGGGTCTCCGGGGAGAACGAACAATGACCATACGATAATCAAACATGAGGAGAAGGAGAGGAATAAGCTACAGGAAGCGGGTCGCCGACGTCAACGTCATCTACGGGCAGCACGTCGGGGAAGGGCTCTCGAACAGGGAGATCTGGAGGAGGTACATCTACCCTTCCTTCGGCATCTCCGAGAGGACGTTCTACAACATCCTCGCCGCTCCCGTCCCTGCTTCCTCCCCCGACCTCATCAATCAGGACACCGAAGATGGCAGACTCGACGGATAAGGCGATGGCGAAGATCCTGGGCGACATCAGGGTCGAGCTGACGCAGGAGTTCGACATGAACTTCCAGCGTCAGGGCTTCTTCAGCGAGGCATGGCAGAGGCACAAGACGGCGCTGAGCAAGGGCGGAATCCTCATGGGCACCGGCAACCTCAGGCGCAGCATAAGGACTAAGTCGGACTCCAGGAGCATCACGTTCATGTCCGACCTCCCGTATGCGGCCATCCACAACGATGGTGGCGAGATCAAGGTCACGCAGAGGATGAAGTCTTACTTCTTTCACAGGTACTACGAGGCCGCCGGCAGGATGGCGCATAAGAAGGACGGAGGCCTGAGGAGGACGAAGAAGAACGCATCGCTGAGCGCCGACGCGGAGGTCTGGAAGCACATGGCCCTGATGAAGGCGGGCTCCGCCATCAGGATACCGAGGAGACGGTTCCTCGGCGAGTCGCCGGAGGTGAGGAGGATATGCGAGGAGACCATCAGGCGCAACCTGGAGGAGTTCCTCAATGAGCATGGGCAAGAACAGGCAAACAAATTTAATGACGAGACGAGATGAGAAAAGAATTGTACGAGGCATTGACCAGGTCCCTGGAGGGGCTAGGGTTCAAGCATTTCGACCTATGGAACAGGCAGGTGGAGTTCCTGGACGAGGACGCTCCGTTCCCCACCCCGGCCCTTTTCGTGGAATTCGGGGACATCACATGGAGGGAGCTCTCCGGAGGATCCACTTTCAGAGGCGAGGGCACGGTGATCCTGCACGTGGTCGAAAGGTTCGAGGGCTCGGCGGTGGCCGGGGCGGTCAACAGGGACGACGTGCTGGCTCAGCTGGACTGGTCGGCCAGGATCCAGAGGGCGCTGCTGCGCCTGAAGGGCGAGAGCTTCGACGGCCTAAGGCTGACGACGACCAGGACGAACCATGACCACGAGGACGTGATCGAGAGCATCGAGGTCTACTCAGTCAAGACCGAAAGGAGCCTCTGAATTGTCCGAAATCGTATTGGGATGCCAAGTAAATTTCGTAATTTAGCCACGTAACCAATACAAGAGACAAATTATGGACAACTTAATCTACACACCTTTCGGGGAGATTGACTTGGAAGACGTTTTCTTCGATTCCCTTCGAGCCAACTATGACGGTTTCGATTCATGGTTTTCCAGAAAGGCCGCAAATGGCGAATGCGCCTACGTCTATGAGGACGAGAGCGGCAAGCTTCTGGATTTCCTCTACCTCAAAGACGAATGCGAGCAGCTTCAGATGGACGGGGAAACGCTGCCCGTCGCCAGGAGACTCAAGGTTGGAACATTCAAGATAGAGCACAGGGGCACCAAGAGAGGCGAGCGCTTCATGAAAAAGATCCTCGACACGGCCATTGGAGGTGATTTCAACGAGGTATACGTCACCATGTTCGACGACACCGAGGAACTGTCCTTTCTCAAGGACTTTTTCAAAAGATACGGCTTCGAGGAAATCGGGAGGAAGTCGTCCTCAAAAGAGAAATGCGAGGCGGTTCTTCTCCGAGACATGCGCAAAAGTCACAATGACATAGTGCAAGACTACCCGTTTGTCGACATATCGTCGGGAAGCGACTACATTCTTTCGATAATTCCGGATTTCCATACACGTCTGTTCTCCGATTCCATTCTGCACAATGAAAACGGATACGAGATTTTGAAGGACGAGTCCCCCACCAACGGAATCAACAAGACCTATGTCTGTAAGATGCGGGACGCTCAAAAATTCAAGAGGGGCGATCACCTTGTCATCTACAGGACAACGGACGGACAAGGAAGCGCATATTACCGTAGCGTGGCCACATCCTTATGCACTGTCCTTGATGTAAAGAGCAAACAGGACTTCGGGGACTTGAAGGCTTTCCAAGAATATTGCGGCAATCGTTCGGTCTACGACGAATCCGCTCTCGCCCGATGGTACGGAAATTGGAACTTCTTCGCGGTCAAGATGCTATACAACATGGCTTTCCGGAAAAAGGTAATCAGAAAGGACATCATCGAGCAGGTCGGCGTTCCGGAAGGAGACTATTGGGGAGTGCATTCTTTGACCAAGGACCAGGTGAGATCGTTGTTGAAATTAGGACAGGCAGATGAACGCTATATTATCGATTAAGCCGGTTTACGCCAAGCGCATTCTCGCCGGAAAAAAGAAATACGAGTACAGGAAGACCCGTTTCAAGCAGCCGGTCGAACGGGTCTTCATCTACGCTTCCAGCCCAATGTGCAGGATAATCGGCGAGTTTCGGTTCGATGACCTTCTCCATGATTCTCCCGCAAGACTATGGGCGAGGACCCGGCGATACTCGGGCATAGGGCTGTCCGACTACATGGCTTACTTCGATGGGAAGCTCGAGGCCTACGCGTATACCATCAAGTCTTTCGTGAAATACGACGAGCCGATTGACCCAAAAGCCGTCATACCGGGATTCAGGGCTCCGCAGTCATTCTCCTATATTGATGCCGGGGCATTGTAGGTATAGCTTTTCATCAGGCATTTGATTGAAGAAGCCCGGGTGTCTCGCAACATCCGGGCTTCTTCGATGAACATGAGTTGAAACTGCGGGGCGCCTATTCTGCGCCCAGGTCACGCTTGAGTCTTTTCACGACCACTGCCACATAGGCCGCGAGGTTGAGCGCGGCGGGCAGCCAGTAGAATCCTTCCTTTGACGCATAAGCGTAATTGGCGCATCCTGCGCTTGAGATGACGCCGAGCATCGCCAGGAGCATCCAGCGCGCTCCCCTCCAGAACTCCCCGAGTCCCTTCGTTGATTGTTTGTTTCGTCTCTGTTCCATGATGATGAAAATTAATGGGTTGAATTTTGTTTATTAATAAATTGTTTTTACATTTGCATGTGGCTTGGCCTTCGGGTTAAGCTCGCCCCGAGGTCGGTTGTCACTGGCCTCATTTTTTTATTTCCCTCAGTCTGGTATCATCGGCGTAATAGAAATAAATTTTGCCTTCCGAACCATATTTTCTATAAGCCTCGGTCAACCTGTCGTTGATGGATTTCACATGGGACGGGAGTCTGAAGACCACAATTTTCGCTCCCTGTTCATGGAAAGCATGTTTTGTGTGTTTTGGGATACCCCCACCGCCTTCCTCTATGAATTTGAGATCAGCGGGGATCCCATCTATCCTGATGTCGAAGGTCTGCCCTTTTGGACGACCCACTCCATGAAGGAACGCCACGTCATGCCCATTGTCGGCGATGTCTTTGCACATTGAAAGCTCTTTTCGGTATTTGGCGTATTCTTGCTTATTCACTTCGGCCTCGGCAATTCTACCGCGTTCGGTTACGACAAAGCCATCTGCCCTTTCTGAAATGTGAGTATGTTCCCATAGATCTTCCTTATAAGTTGCAATTCTTTCTGCTACATGGATGACGGAATCTTCTGCCCTCGCTCTTACCATCTGGCAGGCTTTGCAGAGGTCGCAGTCGAGCGGCCTGGAGAGGTTCAGCTTGCCTTTGGCGATGTCGCAGCTGCGGCATCTGCTGATGGTGTATGGGTTATAGTCGGGAACGGTCTCGCCCTCCTTGCCGGGATTGAAACGGAAAAAGCCCTTTGTGTCCTTTACAAGCGCCTCCTCGCCCCTCTTAAAGGCTTCAGCCCTATCAGTGGCGGAATTCTTGCCTTTGACTACTTGGACTACGGTACAACGACAATTCCAGCCATTGGGCGGGTAGTATTCATCCCAGAAAGGGTCAGATTGAGGCAGAGTGACCCCGTTCAGGGCGGCATGTTCCGGACGGACTTTGTCATCACCGGCCGTCCGGTACTGGAGATAGTAATCATCTCCGTCCTTCTCGAAGTCCTCCCACCGCCCTGCCATTTCGGAGGATGCCGAGACGAAGTTGTACTCCGTCCTCAGATAGTTCCTGTTATAGGTTCTGTCGATCGTCTGAACGTCGTTCAGGAAGCGTTCGAACGGTTTTCTTTCGCCTCTCTCGTCCAGAAGTGACGGAAAAGCCTCGTTCAGCTCATGGAAGGTCTTGATTCCGGAAAAGACGTAGTCGCTCTCCTGAAGCCTTTTCCTCATGGTGTCGGACATCTGCACCTGCTGGAAAGAATTGTCAAGCACCCTGGCATGGCTTTCCGTGAATTTGGCCACCTCAGGATGGTTGAGCAACTCAATGCGGAGGGAAGCCCCGCTCTCATGGTAGAGGGCCTCCATCATGCTTCCGAATTGTTTTTCCAGCATCGAGGTGTTGGGCACGGCACCTGAGCCCATCTCAAAGATGGACTTTCCCCTTTCATCAGAAAGGTAGCGGTCAAGGTCGGCTGACTCAAGGAACTTCTTCGGGTAGCTCTTGCCGGCAAGGATGGAGGAAATCACCTCTGCCTTGTACTCATCCGAGTTCCTGGTTGCATATTCGGAAACGGTCTTCTTTATCTCATCCTTGGTCAGATCAAGCGTCCTGTCATGCAACGCCTCCTTGCCCATCTTCGGGAAACGATCTGCCAAATAATGATCCACCATGTGCCCGAATTCATGCAGAATGACGTTTGACTGTGCGCTCCAACCTGAAGACGGATCCCAGGAATAACCGCCCACTCTCTTGACATCCGGATGAGTGTTCACCTCAATCCGGCCCATGTCAAGCTCAAAGGACAGCGGCGCCCTATATTGCGCGACGACAATACCCATCCGGGTCTTCTTCTGCCTTACTTCGGTCAGTTCAGGCAGCTCAAAGCCCTTCCTCAGGATAAGTTCCGCCGCCTCTTCCGCCGCCTTTCGTGCGTCCGCGTCATGAAGGACGGAGGCCCATTCCTTGGCCTCCTTCCTGTAGTCGCGTCCGTCTCCGGCGCTTGCGAGCCGTAATAAAGGTTCCCCCAGGATGAGGTTATATCTCCGGTGCAGCCCCTCGTAGTCGGAGGGGCTCAGTCGAAAAAACCGGGCCTCCCCTCGTGCTTGGCTCCGGCGCCGGGCCTGGAGAGCGCCATGGCGCTCCTGCGCCCCTCTATCCTGATGCCGTACTTGTCCTCGAAGTAGGACTTGTCCACGTCGAAGTTGTTCAGGATCATGTTCTCGTAGGCCACCTGCTGCTCAGGGGTGTAGTCATACGCCTCGTCCCAGTCGAAGGTCAGGCCCTGGACGGGGAATCCGAACCCGGCCATCTTCGGCAGGAGCTGGTTGTTGACCACGTCCCTCAGCCCGTCGGCTATCTGCCAGACGAGGTTCTCGAGGGCTTTGAGATGGGTCTGAGACTGCGAGAGGGAGGAGCCGTCGTCGATGGTCATGGTGTTCTGCAGAACGAGCTTGGAGAGCTCAGTGTTCGCCCGCTCGATCCTCTGGTCGTAGACGTTGAAGGCGTCCCCTCTCGAGGACTCCTTCAGCTCCAGCTCCGAGTCGGCCGGAAGGACGGCCCAGGCCTTGGAGCCCATGGTGTCGAGCATGCGCCCGAGGTCATCGATGTCCCTCTGGCTGCGGCTGGTGGTCTTGGCCACCCTGATGGGCAGCCCGAACATCTCGGCGAAGGAGTCCCAGAATGCCAGGGCGTGCTTCTTCGGGATGGTCTCGATTGCGGCCTTGAGGTATAGCCCTAGGTCGTCGGGAGCCCCAGCCTCGATGAGCCAGTCGGAATACGGCTTCTCGTGGTAGTCTATCCCGGACTGCCAGAGGTCCCCGACGCATCTCACCACCCTGTGATATTCGGGGACGACGTGCTTGCGGGGGATGAGCGTCACGTCGCGGAAGGTCTTGGACCCGTCCGCCTTCGTTATGACGTCGCCGAGCTCGATCAGCGAGTGTCCCCAGTATCTTGCTTCGAGGACGTAATGTTCAAGACGCTTGAACCATTCGGCATCGAAGATCTTAAGGGCATCCCTGTCGGGTTCGCCGTCCGGACGCGTGAGCCGGAACGACTTCGACATGATGAAGCCCTGCATCTGGCCGACGCATCCGGACAGATGCAGGTCGAGGTCAACGTCATGATAGATGTCGTACAGGCACCACCGTCTCGGCTGGCTCACGTCAATGGCCATGCGGTTCGCGTCCCGCCACTGCCGGAGGTCGCGCTTGGCCAGCGCGTCGTTGCTTCTCTGCAGGTCGATGACGACCTTCCTCATGTTGGAGGCGGCTCCAGCGCCTGCGAGGTCCAGCGTGCCTCCGTCGGCCTTCCGGACGTATCTCGGGAGCCTCAGCCCACCAATTTCGACCGTGTTGCCGGCACTGCGAAACAAATCCCTGATATTCATATGCTTATTCTTTAGTTAGAAGCTATTGTCAACCATCTTGTTCGAACCATAGCGAATTTGCCCGGAAGCATCTGCTCCGGACGCTTCCTTGAGGGGAAGGTCAGGCAAGATCTTTCCCGCCTGCACGCCCTCAAGCCATCTGACGGCCCTCTCGTATCTTTCCTTCCTTATCTCCATGCCCATCCTGGCTGGGAGTGAGGCCGCCATGTGGTAGAGGGCTATGTCGCAGGCGCGCATCAGCAGCTGCCTGTTCCTCGCGTCTCCCCCGGCGCTGAAGATGGCGGCCACGTCGTAGCCCGGCCGTAGGTACGAGGACATCTCCTCCACGGCCTCCTTCTCGGCTTCGGCTCTTACGGAGGCGTCAGCCTGGCTGATTACGTCCAGGGCCTTCGGCCCGATGACAAGGGTATAGTCTGAGTCGCTGATGAACATGGTCAGCCCTCCTATTTAGTTACGTGCAGAGCCTTTGACTCTATGTCGCGGATCGTGACTCCCTTGCGGAACCTTCCGCTCATGACCAGGTGCTTCATGGCCTGTTTCGGTATTACCTTAAGCCTGCCTGCGAAGAGCAGGACGTAATATCTGCGGCCGGAGGCCTTGGCGAGCCTGTCCGCCTTGCGGACGGCGCACTTATAGCGCGACGCCCAAATGAGTTTCCTGATGTTTATCATAATATTACCAGTCGTTTTTCGCCGAAGGGCGCATGCCCATCAGCGGCTTGAAATTTCTCTGCCTGCCCATCCTCTGCAGATACCAAATCGCACCCTCGTCGGCGTCGGGAGCGTCATCATGTGCGGAGCTGCCCTTCTCCAGGGCGAGGGTCTGGTCGATGCCGGTCTGCATGTCGGGGGTGTCCTTCAGCGCGACGTTGTACCAGACGTAGCCCCTCTCCCAGAGCGGCGAGACGTCTGTGATCCGCTGTATCTTGTCGGGCTTCTGGCGGCGGTCGCCGCCGATGGGGAGCTGATGCCCCCTGAGGTCGCCCTCGCGCTCGAACTCGTCGAGGATCATGTCCTGGAGGAAGACCTGCTCCATGAGCCAGCGGACCGTCACGTCCGGCGGCAGCGACTCCCAGAGGTCGTAGCACCAGCGGACCATGCCGGAGATGGTGTCCTGTCGCACGTAGGTGTCTATGAGGTGCAGGTTCCTGCCGGTCCTGCCCCAGAAGCGCACGGCCTTGTAGTCATTGGTTGTCCTGGCCTTGAAGGACGGGTCTATGTAGACAAGGAGCTCGTCATATTCCCTAAGCGGGAGTATCTTGGCGTACCTGATCCATTCCGATTTGAAAATCTTCCCCTCGACGATGGGGTTGTTCATATATTCCCGCTCCCATGCGACGTATCCCATGAACTCCTTCGCTCCCATGGCCTCCTCCTTCGTCCACTTGTCCTTCCATGTTGGGTTTCCATCCCTGTCAAGAGCATCGACTCTTGAGACCAGGACTCCCTTGATGCGGGAGACGGCGAAGAGAACGGATGTCTTCGAGAAGAGATTCCCCACCATGATGAATCGGCCTCTGCCCACGTCCAGGCTGCCGAAGAGTGCGCTGCGCACCCAGTCGGTCATGTCCGCCACTCTGCTTGGGTTCCGGGAGAGTTCGTCGTCATCGAGGTCGTCGACGACTATGTAGTCCGGTCGTCTGGAGCGGTAGCGCATCCCGCGGGGCGACTGGCCTCTGCCAAGCGCGCTGAAGACGACGTCGTCCGCGGTTACGAAATAACCGTCAGTCCAGATGCCTACTCTCTTCTGCCCTCCGAAGTCGGCTATATAGCGCTGGTTGAACTCCAGCTCCGCCTGTGCGGACGAGAGAAGTTCGTCGGCGTTGTCCTGGCTCTTGCCAACAATGACCATGTAGTGGAGCAGGCCCTTCGCCTTAAGCCAGAGGGGAACGAAGATGTCCATGTGCGTGGACTTGGCGTGACCCCTCGGCCACTCGAAGACCGCCCTCAGGTTCGGACTGGCGAGGATGCGTTTCGCGGCTGAGGTGTGGAAAGGAGCGTTGCGCACCGTCACCGCCGAGCCGTCAGGCATGCTCTTGGACATGTAATGGGGAAAGTAGTACTCGCAGAAGGCATCATAGGACGCCAGGAGCCTGGCGATGCGCCTCTCCTTCTCCACCTCGGATTCCTGGACGGTCACTGCCGTGGCGGACTGCACCTCCTGGCAGTGCTGCCTCCAGCGCTCCAGCGCCGACTTTATTTCCTTCTTGCCGCGCTCCATTTCCGTCAGGATTTAGCGGCCATCTCGCTGATGTATGCGTCCTGCAGGCGGTTGATCTGCTTGAAGAGCTCAGGCGTGACGTCCGAGTCCTTCTGCTGCGAGCGGAACTCCAGCCATCTGCTGAAGGCCATGAACACCTCGACGGTGTCCACGATGTTCGTCTTGCGGTCGAGCTTCTCGATGACGGCCGAGAGCTTGGCGAGCTTGTCGCCGAGGCCGGCTATCGATTCCGGATCGCCCGACTCGTTGACCTTGTCGATGAGGTCGTTGATCGCCCTGAGTAGCTTGTTGACGAGCTCAGGCCGGGTGATGTTCTGCGCCGCCCTGGCGCTGCCCCAGCCCCCGTCGGAGCACCACCTGGAGACCGTGGCCCTGGAGACGGAGATGTTCTCGGCAATCGCCTCCATGGCCATGCCGGACATGTAGAGGTTCCTGGCCACCGTGCGCTTCTGTTCTGATTCCTTCTTTGTCATAAGGGTGTTTCGTTTTGGCAAATGTGGAACGGGCGGCTGACTTTCGCAAAAAAGTGTGCAAGCATTGCATACAAGTGTGCAAGCATTGCATAGAAGTGTGCAAGCATTGCACACTTTTTTGGAAATGCGAATCGGGCTTGTTAGACTTGCGGCAAAAAGGAAAGCACGTCATGGCAATCACAGTAAGAATATCCAACGACTCGCTCAACTGCTACGGCACGAGGATCCTCACCGCCGGGCTGGACATCGAGCAGTACAGGCGCAACCCCGTGCTGCTGTACATGCACGAGAGGGGGCACGTCATCGGATACGTCACGAACATAAAGAAGACGGACTCCGAGCTCACGGGCGACCTGGAGTTCGACGAGGCCTCCGAGGAGAGCATGCGCTGCAAGAAGCAGTTCGAGTTCGGGAGCCTCCGGATGGTGAGCGCAGGAGTCCAGCCGCTGGAGACGTCCAAGGACCCGTCGCTCATGCTCCCGGGGCAGGACCTGCCGACGGTGACGAAAGGGAAGCTCATCGAGGTGTCGGTTGCCGACATGGGAGGCAACGACGACGCGATACGCCTGATCGGAGGCGCAGGCCAGCTCGTCAAGCTGGTCAGGGAAACAGGATACGAAACATCAAAACCATCATTAGATAAAGACAATATGGACATGAAACAGCTGGCCCTCTCGCTGGGCCTCGCCGAGACTGCCACTGAGGCTGAAATCTCGGCAAAGATCAAGGAGCTGCGCGAATCACAGAACAGGCTGCAGCTGGCAATGAAGGAGGTCGATGACCTCAGGCTCTCGCAGATCGCCTCGCTGGTCGAGGCTGCCATCTCGGAGAAGAAAATCTCGCTGGACCGGAAGGCCCAGTTCATCAAGCTCGGTCAGACGGTCGGCATCGACGGCCTCAGGGAGACCCTCGACGCCATGTCGCCAGCCGTGAAGCTGAGCGAGGTCCTGGAAGGGGCATCCGGACAGAGCCCGGCGGCATCCTCCTGGATGAAGCTCTCCGACGTGCCGTCAGACAAGCTGGAGGAGCTGCGCGACAATGACCGACAGCGGTACGTCAGGCTCTACAAGGCCGAGTACGGCTTCGAACCTAAATTCGACTAATCTAAAATCAAATCATCATGACAAAGAAAATCATCACAGTAATCTCAGCGCTCCTCTTCAATGCGATCGCCGGAGCGCTCCTTGGGTCGGCCGCAGGGCTTGACCCGCTACTCTCAGCGATCGGCGCCAACGTCATTGCGTCCGTCCCGTTCGTCCTCCCGTCCGGCATCCTCAGGGCAGGTGTGTTCCAGGAGATCTGGACCGGCGAGATGGTCAAGAAACTAAGGGAGGGCCTTGCCGGCTCGTGGCTCGACGGCATCCCCGACAACTCGGCAGTGGTGAAGAACGACGTGATCCACCTCACTGAGGTGGGCGTGGATCCGGACGTGCTCGTCAACAACACCGCCTACCCGATCGAGATACAGAAGCTGTCCGACAAGGACATAGCGATCAGTCTCGACAAGTTCCAGACGAAGGCCACTCCGGTGACTGACGACGAGCTCCACGCCATGTCCTACGACAAGATGTCCAGGGTCATCGAGTCTCACAGGAACGCCATCGACGACTCCAAGTACGCCAAGGCGGCGCGCTCGTTCTGCGAGCACAGCCCGGCGACGGTCAAGAGCTCAGGGGAGAAGGACGCCGAGACGGGCAGGCTGGCCCTGACGAAGGCGGACCTGCTGAAGGTGAAGAAGGCCATGGACAAGCAGAAGGTGCCGGTGACCGGACGAAGGCTCGTCCTCTGCTCCGACCACGTCAATGACATACTCGGCTGGAGCGAGGCTTTCCAGCGCCAGTACAGCATAGACAATGCATCCGGCAAGGTCGGAAGGCTCTTCGGATTCGACGTGTACGAATATGGCGACACGCCAATCTATGACTCCACAGCCAAGATGAAGGCCGTCGGGTCCGAGGCCGCCGCTGGCGACTTCGCTGCGTCGTTCGCCTTCTACGCCGGCAGGGCGTTCAAGGCCACCGGGGAGACCAAGATGTACTACCATGACGCGGCCACCGACCCGCAGAACCAGCAGAACCTCGTCAACTTCAGGCATTACTTCATCGCGATGCCGAAGCTGAGCGACACCGGAGTCGTGCTTCTCAGCGGTTATAAGGCATAGTAATCATGAAGCGCCGTCTCGAATATCTAGTCATGCACTGCACCGCCACGCCGGAAGGCAGGGACGTGACCTCGTCCGAGATCCGCCGCTGGCACACCTCCCCCGTCAGCGAGGGAGGGCGCGGCTGGAGGCAGGTGGGCTACACCGACCTCATCCATCTGGACGGCCGGATCGAGCGTCTCGCGGACAATAACGAAGACGACTGGGTCGACCCGTGGGAGGTGACCAACGGGGCAGCGGGCTACAACGGCGTGAGCCGTCACATCGCGTATGCAGGCGGGCTTGCCTCGGACGCAAAAACGCCCAGGGACACGAGGACGGCCGCGCAGCTGCGGTCCATGGAGGCCTACGTGAGGGCCTTCCACGAGAGACACCCGTCAGTCAGGATCGTCGGCCACAACGAGGTGGCCCCGAAGGCCTGCCCGTCATTCGACGTCCAGGCATGGCTCAAATCGATAGGGATCGACCAGGATGGACGCTGACGTGACAAGAGTGATCCTAGAGGCCGTGGCCCCTGCGCTTACGGCGGCGGCCGGCTACCTCACCGGGCGCGGGAAGAGGAGGAACGACTTCCTCTCCGAGCTGCAGAAGTCCATCGACCTCCTGTCCGCCAAGAACACCGACCTCATGAAGCGGGTCGTGGAGCTCAACGACACCGTCGTGAGCCTCCGTCGCGAGAACGGCGAGCTCAAGGGCGAGGTCGCCGAGCTGAGGCGCGAGAACGAGAGGCTCTCCGACGAGGTGAACAAGCTCAACGAGCAGCTCAGCGGAGTCAGGACGATCACTAAGGTAAAGAGAACGGATGCGTAGCAGGCCGAAGGCAAAAAAAATCACAAAACAATCTTTAAAAACATCAAATGACATGGAAACAATCAACGGGTCTGACCTCCTGGTCAGCATAGGGACGAAGGCGATAGGCCACTGCACGACCCACACGGCCACCTTCTCCACGGACACGAAGGACGTGGCATGCAAGCCGAAGGCGTCGGAGAACAAGCAGGCGGCGCTCTTCAAGAGCAAGACGGTATCCGGCCTCTCGGTGCAGGTCAAGGCCGACGGCCTCGCCTGCTACGGAGAGGACGAGGCGGGATTCCCCGAGCTGCTCAAGGCATGGCACGAGGGCAAGCCGGTCGACCTCTCTCTCTTCTCGAGAGGGAACACCGAGACCCCTTACTACAAGGGTCCGTTCGTGATCTCCTCTCTCGAACAAACGGCTCCGGCAGGCGAGGACACAACCTTCTCGGCGACGTTCGACAACGCCGGAGCGCCGGTGACATTCGACGAGAAGAAATTCGACGCGACGACCGCCGGAGGGGCTTAATCAAACAACGTTAGAATGACATTCGCATGATTACGATCAACATCCAAGGCAGGGATTATCCCTGCGAGATCACGATGGGAGCCATGCTCCGCTTCAAGCGTGAGACGGGCAGGGAGGCACAGGAGATGGGCAAGGACTCCATCAGCGACCTGATCACCTATCTCTGGTGCTGCACGGCCAGCGCCTGCAACAGGGACGGGGTCGAGTTCGGCCTTTCCCTTACCGACTTCGCCGACTCGCTGACTCCCGACCAGATCAACGGCTGCTTCGACCGTCTCGGGGGCGCCTCCCAGGCGGCGGAAGCGACGGACCCAAAAAAAAAGACGAGCAGGAAGGCATAGAATCGCTGCTCGGCATAGCGGTGGGGTGCGTCGGGATGAGCGTCAAAGACTTCTGCCGATGCACCCCGCTGGAGTTTCAGGAGATAATAAGGCAGTGGCATGACTGCCGCAACGCAGCGATGAGGGATGCCTGGGAACGGACGCGCTTCCTTGCCACGGCGATGCTCCAGCCTTACTCGAAGCGCCAGCTGAGGCCTGCCGACGTACTGCGATTCGAATGGGACTCCCATGAGCCGGACGTCGCGCCGAAGCCGTCAACGAGAGAGCGGTTCGAGGAGATGGCTAACAGGATTGGTCTCGACGCCAGTACTCGCGGATGAAATCTGCGAGCAGACCCAGATAGAAGAGGACCAATGCCGCGCCACAGACAATCTGGGCGATAACTGATAAGACCTTGTAGAACATGACACAAATATATGCCTAATTCCGTTAATTTCAAAGTCATACTCACCGACGCCATCTCCGGTGGCGTCAGGAGCATCACCTCCGCCTTCAAGAAGCTAAGCGGCGACATCAAAGGCACGACTGGGCAGCTGGACAAGCTGGGAAGCGTCTGCGCCAGGCTGAAGATGCCCGACTGGTCGGCGCAGATCAGCCTGATTGGGCAATATTCGCAGGCGATCTCCGACACGGTCTCACCGAGCGTCAGCTTCGGGCAGTCGATAGCCAATCTCAGCTCAATCACCGGCATCGCCGGCGGGGATCTGGAGCAGCTGACGGAGAAGGCGAGGCAGTTCGGCAGGCAGTCGGGCCTCGGCGCTGACACGGCCGCCAGGGCGTACACGATCCTGGCATCACAGATCCAGGTCAGCAAGATAGGCATCGAGGGCCTCAACACCCTCGAGGAGCAGAGCATCGTCCTGGCAGAGGCATCGGGAATGACCATCGATGACGCAGCCACTTCCATGGCCAGCACAATCAACCAGTTCGGCCTTGAGGCGGAAGACGCTGCGAGGGTCGTGAACGTGCTCGCCGCCGGGTCGAAGTATGGAGCGGCGGAGATCAAGGACCTGGCTGAGTCGTTCAAGGCCGTGGGATCCACCTCAAGTGCTATGGGCCTCTCGGTCGAGCAGACGACCGGCGCGCTCGAGGCGCTCTCCAAAGTCGGGATCACCGGTGCGGAGGCCGGAACGCAGCTGCGCAACGTGCTGCTTTCCCTGAACACGAAGATGGGCGTTGACCTCAGCGTGACTTCGCTGCAGGATGCGCTGGGGGCGCTCAAGCCGATGCTCGCCGACACTGGAGAGCTCACAAAGATATTCGGCCGCGAGAGCGTCACCGCCGCCATAGGCCTCATCCAGAACGCCGAGGCCGTCGGCGAGCTGACCGCGCAGGTCACGGGCTCGAGCGTCGCCACCGAGCAGGCGGCCATCCGCACGGAAACGACGGCGCATCAGATAGAGGTGATGAGGGCGAAGGTGGATGACCTCAAGATAGGCATTGGAAATTTCCTCGGCGGTTTCGCCCCGCTTGCCGTCCTGGCAAGTGAGAACGCAGTCAACGTGGCGGCGCTCTGTCAGGTGATGTCCGCTCTCGGAGGGACCATTCCGAAGGTGGTCCTGGCCATTCAGGCCCTCGCCAAGTCCACACTGGCGCAGAAGGCCGCCACGCTGGCAGCGAACGTGGCGTCGAAGGCCTTCGCGGCGGTCCAGGCGCTCGTCAACGCCGTGCTGACCGCCAACCCAATGGGCATCGTCATCATGGCAATGGCGGCGCTCGCGGCTGGGATAGCCTACGCATACGAACACAGCGAGAAATTCAGGGAGGCATGCGACAAGGCATGGGGGGCGGTGAAGGCGCTTGCCTCAGCCGTCTTCGGCACGCTGGTAAAGGCATTCGAGAAAGCAACTGGAGCGATCAAGAAAGCATGGGAATGGCTGAAGAAGTTCCTCGGGATAGGCAAGGGCGAAGAAAAAGGCGTCGCCGAGTCAGTGGATGAGAGCACTGCCGCGCTCAAAGAGAATGCCGAAGCCGCGGAAGCATCATCCGTGGCCCTCGGGCTGTTAGGCAACCAGTTCAATGAGACTGGAGGGGACGCAAACGGCATGTCCGCGGCGGTCAAGAACGCGATGGCCGCCTTCAAGAGCATGGACGAGGACCTCAAGGCAATAGCATCAACAAATCAGATCCTCGGCCGGAGCGAGGACACGCTCGGAGACCAGATTAGCCACGTCGAGAATCTCATAATGCAGTCGGTGTCCGCACTCGGCAGCGAGAGCGCGGTCGTCAAGGCCCTCACGGACAGGTATAATGAATTGAAGGCGGCGAAGCGCGCGCAAGCCATGCCGTATAAGCTCGAAAGGCCAAAAGACGATCTTCAGCTTCCTCAGACCGTCACTCCCGCTCACTCCGCCGGCCTGCAGGGACCGAAGCCCGGAGAGGGAGTCGAAAAGGAGGTCGCGAGAATCAGGGAGATGCAGGCCAGGCTGTCAGAGCTGAGGAGCCGGCTTGACCTGCCAGGCTTGTCAGACGAGAGCCGGAAAGCGATAAAAAAAGAGATGTCGGCCCTGAAGCAGATGCTGGGGATGCATGAGAGCGTCGCTTCGAAGCTGTCATCCGGCTGGTCGGCGGCGAAGGGCTTCGCCGGCGGGCTCACTTCGCTGACGAGCGCCCTCGAAGGCAACGGGACTGTCTGGGAGAAGCTATCCTCAGTGGTGGACGGCGTGATTCAGATGTTCCAGTCAATGCCCGCCATCATTCAGATGATTACCGGCGTGACCAATGGGCTCACGATGTCGCAGGATGCCCAGGCGGCCGCCACGCAGGCGCTCGCGGCAAAGCAGTCGCAGGCGGCAGCGACGGAGATAGGGTCCAATGCGGCCGTGGCAGCCTCGGAAAGGACGAAAGCGACTGCATCGGTGACCGCCGCGGCGGGTGAAACGATGTCGGCTCATGCCTCCATCCCATTCGTCGGCATAGGCATCGCCGTCGGACTGATCGCCTTGATGATAGCGGCGATGGCTTCGCTCCCGAAGTTCGCGAAGGGCGGCATAGCCTTCGGTCCCGCCCTCGGGCTTTTCGGCGAATATCCCGGCGCATCTCATAACCCCGAGGTCGTCGCCCCTCTCGACAGGCTGCGCAGCCTGATAGGCGGAAGCCAGGCAGGCTCCGCAGGCAAGGTCGAGTTCCGCATCGAGGGGCGGACTCTCGTCGGCATACTCAATAGGGAAAACAACATATCCAGGAGGAGCTGAGATGTCGAAGTCACTGAGATATTCCGGAGCCTTCCTTTCTAAGGCTGGCGTCACGTGGAGGTGCGACATCTGGCAGGAGACCGCCTCGGCCTATCCGGCCGTCGGCGATCTGGACTTTCCTGCCGACGATCCCCTCGTCATCGAGTGGGAGCACAGGGACAAGGAGGACGTCATCTGCGGCTCGACGGCGACGCTGAAGGTCATAAGCCCGGGGGATAGGACTTATGCGGATCTGTATGCAGTCGCTCCGGCAAGCATAAGGCTGGACATATACAGGGCCGGCTCGCTCTACTGGAGCGGATGCCTCGACCCTGAGTTTTACGAGGAGCCTTATCAGAGCCGGGATGGCTACGAGGTTTCGCTCATCTTCTCCGACTTCGGCATCTGGGGACGGCTTAAGTATGACGCTGGATCGCCTTACCGGACGCTGCGGGGCATCCTGCAGCAGGCCCTCGGCAAGGCAGGGATCAATTATTCGTCCATAGACGAGAGCATGATCTCCACGCAGGTAAAGCCTGGCGCGGCGATGACGCTCGCCGACATCGAGGTGAGGTCGGATAATTTCATCGACGAGGACGGAAACCGCAATTCCCTCGAGGATGTGGTCGAGGGCGCTTTCCAGCCCCTGTCGCTTAAGATTGTGCAGCGCGAGGGCAAGGTGTGGGTCTTCGACATAAACGGCCTGTATGGCTCCGAACCAATCTTGCGGGAAGTGCGCTGGACGGGAGACGCGCAGACGATGGGCACCGACAAAACAGCCAACGGGATTAAGATCACCTTCTCGCCGTACGCTAAATCTGAGATCTCTGACGGAGCCCTCGAATATAAGGGCAAATACGACCTGGATCATTACAATCTCAGGGGCGCCGCTCCGGCCGACTCTGATTATAAAGAGTATTACAGTTACTTTCCTGACATGCGCGGCACGAGACTGAACGTAAACGTCACCAGGTTGGGCTTGCCGAAAGACTTGCCACTCACGTCCGTCTATGGCTCGGACCTGGTCGACTTCACGATTTTTTTCAGGGGCGGCGCGCGGGGGAGCGTCACGAAGGGCGGCGATTGCGAGTACTTCCAGATCCAGCCCGTCCTGGGGAGCGCCAGCGATGACTGCGGCATAGCTTATGCTTTCCGGACCCCTCACTTAGCCGTCAAGAGCGGCGACACCAGATGGCATGTTCACGAGGGCATACCTTCCGCCCCGGCGGGCACGGTCCTGCAGACGGAGAAGATGTTCATCCCGGCGCTCTCAGCCGCCGACAAGGCGAAGTTCCTCATCCGCTACCAGCAGCCCCTGCTCGTGGACTGCCGCTACAACCCCTTCCAGGATGCGTCTGAATACAACGAGGAGGATAATCAGGACGACCTTCGCAAATACGGGCAGTTCGTCTTCGTGCCGGTCAAGATTGAGCTGCTGGACGCATCGGGCGACGTGACATATCATCTGCGCAATCGCACCTATGCCGAGAAAGGCTCAGTCGGCAGCCTCTCTTACACCCGGGGGACGTGGGTGACAGGCGCCGACCCCGGCGGCGATTGCTGGATAGAGTATTACAAGCAGAACACGGGCAAGGCCGGCTCCAACGCCTTCGACGAGTTCCTCGGCGGATGGGTGACGAACAGGCATTGCGTCGGCAGGCCGGACGGGCATGCCGACAGGATGCAGTGGGTGTACTTCGACAGCTTCGCGAAGATGGACGACGGGGAGTACATCTCTTACCCTCCGGCGGGAGGCTATCTCAGGATAACCGTCATGGCAGGCATCAAAGGCTTTGATTACCAGACGGGCAAGATAAGCGATGCGTGGGATGCCTGCACATGGACTCGCAAGGACATATATGGAAAAATCCGCTGGCTGCTCTACAAGGCTCCTAAGGTCACCATAGTGAAGTACAACCAGGCTTACTCCGAGGCGAAGCTGGAGGACATAGTCTACGACGGTTACATCAACCCGGACGCAAAGGAGGGACTGGAGTTCGAGACTGTCTGCGGCTCCCTGCCAGCGGCGGCGCCGATGGCGAGGGGCGCTTATGTCCTCGTCTCCGATGGCAGCCAGGTCTCCGCCCTCACGAGGGCGGGCAGGACGCTGTGCCCGGAAAAGCTCATGATCGGGACCTTATGCTCGCAGTACGGAGGCAGGATGACCGTCCTGTCAGGGGAGGCGGGCATCGACGGAGGGCTCAGGCCCTACTCCGAGGCTAACCAGGGCGAAGCCAGGTTCATGCTGACTGCCGCCGCCGAGAATGCGATCGCGGACTGCGGCGACATGGAATTCACGCAGATCAGGCCCGATGAATACGATGAAGATATATCTTGAGGATTATGGCAGCAGACAAGAAATACAAGGTTAGCTTAACGTCGAGCGGCGCGATGCCACGTTCAGAGAGGCTTCGCAGGCTTGGCGCCGGGGGCGCGTCAGAGGCCGAGAAGCCCATGGCCTTCCAGTCCGTCAACGCCAGCGGCACGGACGCGGAAAAGAGCGGCGGGGCGAGGGGCGTGAAGAACGTCCGGCGCTATTACGCCGCGACTGCATCCTCGACGGAAGATCCCGATGCCTGGCAGCTGGAGAAGGTGCCTGAATTGAGCGAGGAGAATAAATATTTGTGGTCCTTCACGGTCACGGAATACACGGACGGCACGTCAGGCAGGACGGAGCCGGCGGTGATCAGCGCTTACGGCGAGAAGGGCGACCCAGGGGAAGACGCGTATACGGTCGTGATACTCCCCACCACCGCGAACGGCAACATCATCCGCAACGGGCAGGGCTCGGTCACCCTTTCGGCAAGCGCATACAAAGGCGGGGCGGACATCACCGGCTCGCTCTCGGACAGCCAGTTCTCATGGCGCAGGATAAGCGACAGCGCGGAGAGCGACGAGACATGGAACGCTGCTCACAAAGGCGTGGGAAGGACCATCACCGTGACGAAAGAGGAAGTCTACCGCACGGTGAGCATCGAATGCGAAATCTCGGCGTGAGACGGAAAGAAATTGATAGGATTGAACATCATACCATACCATAACTTTAAAAATTTAAGAATATGTCAGTAACAGCAAGAGGCCAGATAACGATCACTGACCTTAACGACGCAAGGAACGTGAACATGTTCCTGAGCTCCAACCAGCCGCTCACGCAGGTCTTCTCGCAGGACGGCAGGAAGTATTCGCCGGACTGGTCGGCGAGCAACCTGGTGATAACCCCGGAGATGTACGTCTCCGGCATCTCGGAGGACCAGATGGGGTCGCTGGCATCCGCCCCGGCATGGACCATCAACGGCTCAAGCGCCCTCGCCGACTTCGGGGCCGCGGTTGGCAACGCCGCCTCCCACTACGCCCTCACCATCAAGCAGAACATGGCGACGGTGGACCAGCTGCACATCGTGTGCACGGCCACATGGCGCGACTCCGTGACCGGGCTCTCCGTCCCGGTCAGGGCGGAGATCAACTTCACGAAGAACATCAACACGGGTTCCCTCGCCTTCGCGAGGATAGACGCATCTTCGCTTGTATTCAAGAAGGTCGGAGGCGTGGCGACCCCTCCGACCATCACGCTGGCGGCCGTGCTCGTGAGGGGCGGGCAGGACGACACCACGCCCACAGATGCGACATCCTATGCGGTGAAGTGGATGAAGTACGGCTCCACCGCTTCCCTCGGCACGGGGAGGACGCTCACCGTCAATCCTTCGGACGTGACGAACATACAGACTTACGTCTGCCAAATCACCGACACGTCCAGCACCTCCGGCACGAACGGAAAGACGTTCACGGCCACGGTGACGGTAGCGGACATGACCGACCCCTACCAGTGCACGATCACGAGCGACAACGGGACCACGTTCGTCAACAACTCCGGCTCGAACATCGTCCTGACCGCGCACCTGTTCAACGGCGGAGTGGAGATCACCGACACGACAAAGTTCACGTGCGCATGGAGCAAGATACTCGCCGACGGGACCGCCGACGGCGGCTTCACCAACCCAGGCACCGTCAACCTGACCGTGAAGCCGGCGGACGTGTCCGTGAAAGCCACCTACGTGTGCGCGGTGACGCTGAAGTAGCGATGCGGAGGACCATGCCATGCCAGTCACAGCGATAGGACAGATAACCATATCCAGCATCAGCAACGGCAAGGACGGCGAGTCATTCTACCACATAGAGGTGACGGCCGACGGCAGCACGTCGCTCAGGAGCGCCAACGACACGCTGACGCTCGCGGCGAGGATATTCTACGGCTCGACGGACGTGACGGACAAGTTCGCTGATGCGGAAGTCTTCTGGACGAGGAAGTCGGAGGCCGGGGAGAGCGCATCCTGGGATGGCAGGACCCACACCGGGAAGACTCTCACGATTGGATATTCTGACATCGTCGGGGCCGACTTCTTTTACGCGAACGTAGGCGTCGAGACCACCGGGGATGCGCTGATGAGCCTAGGCAGCGTGCTGATAAAGATAGGAAACGAACTGATAAAAGTTTAATGAGATATGACAGAACAAGATAAGATAGAGGCCCTAAACTACGCGATAGCGAACGCTCAGGATTTGAAAGGACTGCCGGAGGCATCCCCGTCGGATGCGATTGCATCGGTCGTCGCTAAGACGTCAGCGGGGGACATGAAGCTGCTGCCCTACTCGAACTTGAAGGTGGCCGCCGACTCCGCACTCAGCGCGACCAGCGCCAATCCCGTGCAGAACAAGGCCGTGAAGGCAGCCCTCGACGGGAAGCAGGACAAGCTGACCGCGGGCAATGGCATTGCCATCAGCGGAAATACGATTTCATCCACGGTGTCGGGAGGGACATCCGTGACGGTGGACTCGTCGCTCAGCGCGACCAGCACGAACCCCGTGCAGAACAAGGCGGTCAAGGCGGCTCTGGACGCAAAGCAGGACAGGATGACGATTGACTCCGCACTCAGCGCGACCAGCGCCAATCCCGTGCAGAACAAAGCCGTGAAGGCCGCACTGGACGCGAAGCAAGCGAAGCTGACGGCAGGCTCGGGCATAATCATCAACGGCTCTATTATATCGGCGACAAGTTCCGGAGGGATATCCATGACGGTCGATGCCGCCCTAAGCTCAACAAGCACGAACCCCGTGCAAAACAAGGTCGTGAAGGAGGCGCTTGACGAAAAGCAGGACGTTCTCACGGCTGGCGACGGAATCACAATCAACGGCTCCGAAATCTCAACGACTTACAAAATCTGGCACGGCTCGCAGGCCGAGTACGACGCGATTGCAGTCAAGGACGACATGACTATTTATTTAATCGAGGAATCATGATAGGAATCGGGAATAAAGGCATTTCTGGCCTCAGGCTTGGGTCAAAGTCCGCATCGGCGGCATATCTCGGCATAAACAAGGTCTGGCCAAGGGTCTCCTCTGGCATCACGCTCCTCGACTACATACAGACGGACGGGGCATGCTGGATCCCCCTCCTTAATGCGAAGCCTGAGCGAGACATGGTGATGGCGTCGAGCTTCTACGTGGCGCAAGACCCCGGGAAAGGAAGCATTTTCTATGCGACCGTGGACGGGACCATATTAATGTACGTACACCAGAGGGTAGGCAGAAGAATAGAGAGCTGGGGCTACGCGAATGACGGGGCGAGGGACATCAGCTACGAGCCTAGGCCGTCTGAGCCGACGCACTACCTGCTGAAGCAGGATTTCACGGGGCCTAGGAGGCACACGGCGTTCTATTCCAGCAGCGGCAGTCCCTGCTTGCACTCTGGCCTCGACGCATATCAGAACAGCGACCCCTCAAATAGACTTACCGGCGGTTACGTCGACCAAAAGGCGTTTCCGGGCGACCAGTGCCTCAGCGTCTTCGGCAGGCACGACGACGCGGCAGGCGCGTTGGTGGCGGGCAGCAGGTTCTACGGCATGAAAATATGGAGCGGCGGAAATCTAGCCCATGACCTAGTGCCTGCAAAAAAGGCAGCCGTGCACGGCATATATGATGCCGTGACGCAGGATTTTTATGCGAATGCAGGAACGGGCACTCTAACGGGAGGCATGGCATGATACGCATAATGCTAACCATGCGTGCTGGCAGGCGGCCAATTTTATCCATCGCAAAATGATGGCCGGACAGGTCAAATGATAAAAGTGAGATGAAGCAGATAATCAAGGGCGGCATATCGGTCGCGAAAATAAGGGACGGCTCGTCCGTCACGATAAAAACAAAGAAGGTCGAGTATTCCCTGAGTTCCTCCGGCACGGCGGTTCCGGAATCGGGCTGGGCGGAGGGCCCGATCCCGGCGAGGACGCATGATAATCCATACCTCTGGACGCGCACGACGGTCGTCTACTCGACTAAAGACGGCGATGTCACCACGGTGGCTTATTCCGCATCGAGGGACGGGGTGTCGGTGCAGGAGACGAAGACATTGTATGCGGCAAGCTCAAGCTGCGAGGCCGCGCCGACGGACGGGTGGCAAGAGAGCGAGCCGGACCTGTCCTCCGGACTGTACCTATGGAAGAAGCAGGTCGTCACGTACACGGACGGGACCACCAGCGAGACGCTGCCGGCCTGCGACATCAACTACATTGCGAGGGTGTTGCGCAAGGGCAGGTCCGCCCTCATGGGCGGCCTCGTGCTGGGCAACATCCTCGCCGCCTCAGATGCTGCCGGCGCAGACGCTGCCGGCGAGGTGCGATCGTTCTTGTCGGGGCTCCTTAATGCAATCACCCCGAACGGCAAGTCACTCCCCGCGCTCGGCCTCGGCGTGGACGGCTTCGGCACGGACACATATAAGGCCATCACCGAGCTCTTCCACGACGGCACTGGGCATCTAGGCAGGCTTTTCATCGAGAAGGGGCCGTACGGCGGCACCGCCGACTCGCTTGTCCTCAAGGACTTGGAGAACGTGGCGAGGGTGTTCTTCTCCTACGCCAGCCTAATACCGCTCGCAACGCTCCTTACTCAGTCGAGCGGAGTCAAGGGCGTGGGAAGCTTCTCGTTCAGCGTCACGGCTGCTGCCGGGGAAGAGGCCACCGCATATGCGGCCGGGAAGGATCTCTCAGTGCCGTACGACGGTTCAATGCTCGACGTGGAGGGGACCATCACCGTCCCGGCCACGGACGTGATCACGATGCTCAACGTCTTACTCGTTGACTTAACCGATGGGACATCAATCAACATCGGGAATAGCAACATAAACTTCAACGCCGAGACGGTGCCGTTCTCGTTCGAGCTGGGCAACGCCAAGGGGCACACGTGGAGGATAGAGGCTCGCTACTACAACGTCAGGGGCTCCGTCTCCAGGACCGCAACGGTGAGCGTTACGCGGTTCAGATGCGTCTACTCATCGGACCAGAGGAGGGTCGGCATAGGCCGCAACGGCTTCCAGGCTTTCCTCAACTCTACAAGGTACTTCCAAGTTGACGAACAGGGCGATGCGACCGTCAAGACGGACTCCGTGCAGGCCAAGACCACCATGACGGACAAACTTACAATAGGCTCCGGCTGGGGCTTCGGCGTGCTGTGGATGGGGTACATCGGAGAAAACGCCATAATGGGTTTATCTACAGGGCCCCTGCGTGCGAAGGGCAAGGGAACTGTGACGAAAAGCGGTTCTGACTATACCATAAGTTTCCCAGGAGGCTCATCAACTGTGGGTACGGATTATGTCGTGTTCTGCCAGCCTGAGAAACCGTCTAACGATGGACGTTACGTCACGGTTTACGGCAAGACATCATCGTCGTTTCACGTTGCAACACGTTGGGGAGACAGTCAACGAGACGCATCGTTTTCTTTTATGGTAGTTTCAATGCGAGGCTGGTATTAGTAAAAAAATAAGGGGAGGCGCAAGTACCTCCCTTATTGAAATTATATTTCATGCGCTCATTGCTCGCCTCTCTCAACCAAGGCATCATATTCTGCCTGAGTGATTGGAATTGCCTCATATGCGTCATTGAATAGCTTGTATACCGCATCGTAATCATTACGGTTATATGCCTCTATGATGTCGTCATGAGCCTTGCGCAAGACAGCACTAGGGATATAAGCTATCACTACTTCATTCGAATCGACAATGTAAGCACTTTGAACATTTATAAAGTCATATTTAGTGTTCATAAGCTCACCGTCTATCGAAATTACGTCTGTGGAGTACATCAACAGTTTGTTATTTACAGTGTCTCGCTGCTGCTCCGCCCATCCTCTCCTCATGTGGAAGGCATTTATACCGTTTGACATGTCGAGCGAATAAGCCTTCCTCACTATCTGCGCTGGGGTGAGGGCGGAATCCACGTCCGCCCTCGTTAGGCTCTCTCTAACGTTGATGTCGATTGTCCTCTCAGACCATTTATTCTCCTTGCCGCATGATGCAAAAGCTGTAGCGACTGCTACCAAACATAATAGTATTAAGATTCGTCTCATGGCTAACGATATTTTAGTGACACTAATATAGCATTAAAATATCATTTAAACATCATTTAGTAATCACCTAAAATAAGCGTGTGCGGAAAATCCGACACATTTCGTTTTTATGCACCATCAGCACATTTCGTTTTGATTAACGACACATTTCGTTTTGCTGATTATATATTTTAGTAATTAATTGCACAGAAAGTAATTTTTAAACATTAATGAGTAAAGATTTCAATCCCTTGAATGTCGCATTGTCAATGTCTTCAATGGGTGAAATATGCTTAAGGGAATCCATGCCATGCAGTTCATCGCGGACAGCTTCTTCCATCAAGTCGAATGATTTGGAGATCTGCCCTCCGAAGAGCAGACATTGAATGTTGAATTCGGCGAGAATGGGACGAATTTCTTTCCCGAGAATGTGACCCGTCGAAGAAAAGCATTCCTGTGCTGTTTTGTCGCCGGAACGAGCCATATCTGACAAGTCGAACACGCTTACTTCATTCCGACTCGTTCCTGACAATTCAGCGTAACATTTAAGGATTCCTCTTTTGGAAACATAATCCTCTAAAATTCCATCTTTGTAAGGATACCTGAATATGGTATAAAGAGGGGATCCCGAGGAATTCACTTGAATCTGATGATTCAGGCTCATAGAGAAACCTAATCCTGTACCAAGAGTAATCAATGCGACATTATCGTATTTGTCGCAGATTCCAGATCGTAGTTCTCCTAGAAGCATACAGTTGACGTCGTGCATGTATCTGAACTTCACCGATGCTGGTGAATCAACCAGAGAGGCGAATGACTCGCCATAGACCGCCTGGAATTTGTGCTTCATGAGGAAAATCCCATTTTTATAATCGAAAGGGCCAGGGATGGCAATGCAAACCTCTCTTATTTCTGAAAGATTACCTACCGCATGTTTAAGAGCAGAACGAATTTCTTCTCTGGAGCCCCCTGAATCTATTGGTATGCTTCTTCCGTCGGAACATTTGATGTAAGTTCCTCCGATATCTAGGAGCAAACTATGCTGGGTCGTTCTGATAGCCATTTCTCAACATCGTTTTGTGCACACATATGGGCTCTTTGCCCAAATTTTCTATAACGTATTTCCCCATATCGGCAGGAACGACAAGAATGTCTAAATAGCTGGCATCATAGAATCTTTCAGGATGTTCAATGCTGCGAACCCTTACTTTCTCACCATCGACAAGAGCTAGGACATGGAACTGTCCCTTTGTGTCCTGCTCACAGCATTTCTCGAATTCTAGCCTTCTGAGCGAGAAATAGAGCAACGGACTCTCTCCGACGATGTATTCCTTCCACCCATCTCCCGAATCTGCGATAGTTGGTTTTTGTACTATGTTCTGCCTTACCCATGTGGCTCTTCTGTCCTGAGCGACATTCCTTTCCCCTAATTGTGTGTGGATAGGTCTCTGCTTCCCATCGAAGTCTAGCCTCAAGTAATCGTACAGCTTGTAGGTGTAGGATCCGATTGTGAGAGAGCCAATTTCCAGCACTACCTGATTACGTCCTGAAGAATGAATCGTGCCAGCCGGAATCATCACCTGCAGGCCAGGCCTGGATTCTTCATAGCTGACGTATTTCATGTAATCGCATGGCACTTTTTGAGTGTCAGCCGCTTCAATATCCTTGAAAAATTGGGGAATATCTGCATCGTCCCTGAAACCGAGAAACGTTTTTGCCCCATGTCCAGCGACGCAGACATAATAGCTTTCATCCTGCCTTCCGAACTCGTCATATTCCTTAATGTTGAAATCCGCTCCCGAGTGACATTGTATTGACATATTCCCAGTGCTGTGGAATGAGTCGTCATAGTTGAAGCGAACTGGAAAGTAACCGTGGAATTTCCTCACGCAGTCCTCTCCCATCAGATTGACGCCCTCCTTATGAACGAATGTGCAATAGTTGAAATCCAACAGTTCGCTACCGGCCTCCACGACCACGCTGACTTCCATTGGAATGAAATCGAATGACCATGCTACGTTCCGCATGCTATCCGGAAGATTCCTGAGCTTCTTGATATATGTGCCGCCCCAGACCCCTTCCAGGTATACAGGCTTCGTCCTGAAAGGGTACTTGACAAGTTGCGCCATTATGTCGTCAAATGTCTCCTTTGACAGCATTTTTACGTCGCCGGGGTCGTCTGAGCAGAAGAAATAATCTATTGCATCATTCTGAAGGAGATTTTTCCTGTTCTCGACGGCCATTTCGAAATCAAAGTAATAGCACCTTCTGATCACCCTTGCAGGAATGTCAGGGCGCTCGTGCCCGATGTTGGCATATTCTCCGCGACGTATACTCAAAATGGAAGTCTTCGGAGTCACGTCGAAGAAGCATTTTACATCGTAGAGGCTTCTGAAACGGGGGATAAGGATGCCGTAGCCATAGACTGCCACTACTCTGCCTTTTCCTTTCTTCAGTTCATTCACTTTTTTTGTGAATATGTCTGCTTTTTCATCATCGATTATTCCATCGTAACCGCCCCTGTAGATTCGCCCATATAGAAGCGTGGGGTCCTTCTTGGTGTCCCATTCGAGCATAGGGTTGATAATGGCATCGATTTCTTTTCCGTTCTTGAATGTCATGGCGTTTCCGTCAATAGTTACCAACTCTGTTCCGAGCGCACCTAGTTCTCTGGAGAGGAGGTTAAGGAATAATTCCCAGCTGGCAGTCGCATACCCATCAAATGCAATAGTTAAATTTTGGCTGGCCGCCTTGGCCGAAAGTTCTAAGGATAGTGCTTTCGCGACATTAGGAGAACCTCCCGAGATAATCGAACTGATTGTCTCTTGGGAGAGAGTCGGACGATTGACCGCTCTTGGGTCATCGTACGGGAAAGGATTGTACATGAAACTCATGAGTGCATGCTATTTTATGTTATAAAATTCAAATCCCATTATTGATGCGAATGTCTCTAGCTCATTTGTGAAGTTCCCATCAACTATCGCAAAATGCTGAGTCGCGCCTATATTAAGGATCCTTTCGAAAAGTTCTTTCACTGGAACTACGGGTTTGAATATAGTGTGTGAATATGTTGCTAATAGATGTTTTCCAGGCAGGGATTCGGCCATGAAGCAGATTAACTTATATTTGCCCTCCTCTTCGAAAAGGCCTGCTATCGTTTTCATTCCAGGACTTATCCTATACCAAGCTAATGGCGCTCCCGCATATTTCCAGCTGGTCTTTGCGAACCTCACGTCTCTGGCTATGATTACATTCTGCTGCCATTTCGGATCATTGTGGTCGTTAGGTCCTGCGTGACCTCCGGCAAATGTCCCGAAATCGTTCTCGATATGGAAAGGCTCTATGAAATTGACATGCTCTCCAGAAAGGAGCTTTAGCACGTAAGTAATCAGTCCCGCTCCGATATCAGCCTCAGGAACAAGCACAGATGTATTTTCGTTGAACCAATTCGGATAGAATCCTGCTCGGCACCCAGCCATCTTGAATGTTGCCTGGTCGATGTCATTGTACACAAATATGTCAATATCGTGGTCTTTTGCCATTTCTTTTATGGCTAATGTGGCCTTTAGACATCCTATGAACTTATCATAGTCCACGTCGTCCATCATTTTGTATTTGTAAGTCAATTCATCGGCATATCCCTTAATCTCTTCATCCTTAAGGTTATTTATGTATTCACCGTATTCGGAGTAGGGAAGATAATGGATTTCCGGGCCGATTTTGGTAAACAGATCATAGTTGTCTATGTAGGTACTCCACATGGCCTCATTCATATTGGCCAGGAGCCCAAGATTGGACCTGCGCAAGATTGTCCTTGCCTTTGCGGCTTTAGAGTATATCATGATTTTTTCTTTCACTTCACCCATGGTGCCGAGCACAGTAGTGAGGTTTTTTCGTGGTAGCCTCTTTACGGATCCTGACCCCTCAAGAGAGCCTACTAGTGTCCCTGAACAGAGGTAATCTATGAAATCATCATCGTCAAGCGTGGTTTCAAAAGTCATTTTTGGCTTTGCAATATTGACAAACAGAATAGGAATGTCAGGGCAGTCTCTCAGAAACTTTATCCAGGAGTAGTCCTCGCTCCATGAAAGGAATCTGGCGATTATGAAATCTACTCCTTCGTTAAAGAACTCTTTAATAGCCTTTTCTGCATCTTCTGTCTCGTAAATTATTCCTGGGTAAGTCAGATCGAGAAAATCCAGCAGACTCCTAAATTCACCCACTTCCTTCTGTTTCCTCTCGTGGTAAGTTCCACGTTTCGGACCAGATAAATTCTTGAATCTGGGAGATGCGATTAGTAGCAAACCCGCCCTAGCTTTTCTTACTTTATCTTTATTATTCATGAACTATTAATTTCAATGATTCGTTAAAAATTTAATAATTATATAATATTCAATTACTTACATATACAATAG